AGCCGCAGGTCGTGAGCCTCAACAGCGACAGGCTGGTGCCATCACTGACGAACAGGTGGAAGCACTTAACGCCAATGTGAAGCGTACCATGCAGGAAGACCGCGACATGATGCGTAGTGCCGTTCTGCAGATGGGTGAAAAACTGCACACGAACATCAATATCATTGAGGACGTGAACGAAATCACACACCCCAATGCAGCGGTGCAAGAGCGTAGGCGCAAGTCCAAAGGTTGGTATGACACAGCCACAGGACAGGTGAACATCGTTCTTGACAACAACAAAAACATTGACGATGTGAAAGCCAGTGTCGGACATGAGACCATTGCCCACAAGGGTTTGCGTGAACTTGTCGGTGAAGAAAACTATGACGAGTTCCTTGACGAGACCTATCAGCATTTGCGCGACGATTTGAAGAAAGGCGTTGATGCTGCAGCAGGTCGTGCCTTTGTCGATGATGCCACCAAGAACGGAAAGCGTGCCAAGAGTTACGAGCAGCACAGACGCACTGCTGTTGATGAGTTGTTCGGACGCATGGCAGAGAAACCGTTTGAGGAGTTCAGCGATAGCGAGCGTACCTTATGGCAGAAAATCAAAGCCACCGTCCGCAGATTGCTTGACAAGTTCCTTGGCTCATTGAAGTTGCCGAAGTGGTTTGAACTTGGCGACAACGAACTGCGTTACATCTTGTGGCGCAGCAAGGAGCGTTTGGAGCGTGGACGGGAACACCCAATAGACCTTGCACGTGACATCGTGAAGCGCGAGGAACTGGGCTTGACAGACGAGGCACGTTACAACATGGGTGATGCTCCCGAAACTTTCAAGGCACGTCAGAAAAGAGCTGTAGAGCAGAAAGGTGTTGTAATGCCTGGACTGAATGATGCACAGGTGAAAATCGTTAATGTTCCTGCACACACCTACACTGGTACTATCGCGGAAGCAACCCAGCAGGCCGTTGATGCTGCCAAGGCTAAGTACGTTCCCAACGGAGAGCCAATGGTATTGCACTACGATAACTATGGTGCCGAGTTCGATTATTCTATTTCGGGAAAAGCGATAGAAGTTAGCCTCAGTCCGAAACACCAAGCAAAGAGTGTGAACAAACGTGTACATCTTTCCTTGGCAGAACATATAGATGAGGTTATAGGTAACAGCATCGAAGTAGAGGAACACCCCGATTATCAAAAGAATGAAAGTGGAGAGCGTGACACACAGAAGGTAAACGGTGGTGCCTTGATGCATCGCTTCTATGGTGCCGTCGCTATTGACGGAAAACTGTACCGCGTAATGACACTGATGCGCGAGGAAAAGCGTTCAGATGGTATGCGCAACGGAGTACATGCCTATGAGGTACAAAAAATAGAAGTGTTAGATAAAACACCTAACACTCCTAATGGTACTGACGGGCTTAATAGCGAGCTTGAAGCATCATCAGCGGTTGCAAAGTTACTACAAAATGTTGAGAAATCCTACGAAAAAGGCAAAAATCTTCTCGCAGAGAGTAAAAAAACTGATGAAGATACCGCTTTTTACCGTGATGGTGACGAGACAGGCGACATTTGGAGCGACCAAAGCATGGGCTTACAGGAGCGCATGACCGCCGCTGCAACACGACTGGCAAACAACCACAGGGATAACAAGACCCTGCGCAACGATGCCATGCGTGCCATCGGTGGCAACCTCTCCGACTTGCGCAAGGCAATGAGCCTCCAGCGTACCTTTGACATGACCACCGTGAAACGTGTCGCCGGCCTTGCGCGTGTGCTGATGAATAACGGCTATCTGAACGGACTGACTCAGCAGGAAGTGAAACGCTTGCTTGCAGCCGTAAAGAACAGCGTAGGACACAATGACATCGAGGGTGATGTGCAAAAGGTGATGGACATCATGGTGGACAATCAGTTGAAGCACGCTGAGGACACCCTGCACGAACTTGAAGCCATCAGAGGCAGCAAAGTAGATGCAAGAGGTGTTGAGGTGCAAGGTCAACTCGACCCAGCCGGAGCGCACACTATGAAAGTGTTTAAGAAGACACGCGGATGGGAGAAGACCGACATCGAGGAAGCCATCAGCGAGGCACAGCAGCGTATGGGCAGCAGCGATGTGGCAGTAGCCGATGAAGCAGCACTGGAGTACACAGGACTGCAGCTTGCACTGGAGTATGCTGAGAACATCAAGGACAGCAAGGTAGAGGAGCGCAAACTGCGTGAGGAAATCAAACAGGCCCATGACGATGCCAGCGAGCGCGATCGTGCCACCGACAGTTACCGCCAGTACATTGCCAGTCTGCAAGAGGCTATCCGTCAGAACAAGATTGAGAGAGCGCAGAGTTACTTCGACCTTGTAGGCAGATTGACGGACAGCCTCCGCGAGAGCATTGCCAACGCCAAGGACTTCAAGGAAGCCGAGAAACAGCGCATCCGCGAGATACAGCACAATGCCAACAGCGACATGGAGGGCAGACCGAGCGACGAACACTATAAGCCGACATTTGCCGACAAGTTCGTCAATAACTCGTTTGTGTCATTCCTGTTTGCACCTCTCGCCACCTTTGACCAGATGCTGAGAATGTTCGGAGGCAAGAGTGCCAACGGCGAGGGCTACCTGTATAACCGCTTCATGAGAGGCTGGATTGATGCACGTCAGCAAGAAATCAACGGTGTGCGCGACAAATACGCCATCCTTGATGCCAAAGCCGCAGAGTTGTTCGGTGGCAAGGTGAAGACGTGGGGCGACCTTATCCGTCGTGTTGGCAAACTGCCAAAAGGCACAGTGTCGTTTTGGAACGGTGGTGAAATGCAGGAGCGCGAAATGACGCAAGGCAACCTCATGTACATCTACATGGTGAACAAGATGCTTGACGGACGTATGAAGTTGCGCAAGATGGGTATTACCGAGGAGAATGTGGCTGACATAGAAGAAGTGCTTGACCCACGATTGATGGAACTTGCCGACTGGTTGCAAGACGAGTTCCTTGTGCAGACGCGCAACGAGTACAACGAGACGCACAAGCGAATGTTCGGTGCTTCCATGGCTGCTATTGAGCATTACTTCCCATTGAAGATACTTGCCAATGCCCGTGCCGATAAGCCCGAAGACCTTGACAATCCCGACAAGAGTGACGGCATCAGCACCGCTACTGGCAGCATTATCAAGCGCAGACGCAATGCCCTTGCCCTTGACATTACAGGTGCAGACGCATTGAGCGTGATACTTGACCATGTGGCACAGATGGAGCACTGGAACGCCTTTGCAGAGTTTAACCGCGACATCAACACGCTGCGCACCTACAAGCGTTTCCGTAACCAAGTGCAGAACATGACCACCATCTACGGCAGTGGTGAAGAGTTGTGGAAGAAATTTAACGACGTTTGCCAAATGGCAGCAGGAACCTACAGACCGCCGCGTACCAAGTTGGATGAAGCCGCTGTGAACTTTGCCAAGGGCGTAACGGCAGCAAAGGTGTCGTTCAGAATGTTCACAGCCTTAAAGCAGTTCCTTTCCATGCCGGCATACATTCCCGAAGCAAGAACAGACTACTTGTTGAGGAACATTGCCAACCCTGTAGGAGCATGGAAATGGAGCATGGAGCATCTGCCAATCTTCAATGAACGTTGGCGCAGCCGTATGAGTGGCGACCCACGCCTGTTGAAATCTGATATGGACTGGAAGATGTGGCGCACACGCATCATGCAACTTGCAAGCCGTGCAGGTATGTCGCCTAATGCCTTTGTCGATGCTCTCACAGTCAGCATCGGCGCACATTCGATGTATCAGACACGCCTTGCCCAATACCTGCGTGATGGTTACAGCGAAGCCGACGCAGAGAAGAAAGCCGTGCAGGATGCAGAGGTGCTTTACAATCAGACCCAGCAGTCAAGTGAGGGCGCATTTACCTCGACGATGCAGGTTGATAGGTCTTGGTTGTCCGTGTTGTTCACGGTGTTCCGCAATGCCTCTATGTCATATCAGCGACAGTTGCATGATGCACTCCGTAACTTCAAGCACAATCTCACACCGGGAGGGCGAGCAAGAAGCATCGAGTTTATGACAAAGCAGCTGTTGCGTGACAAGGGTATTGAGCCACAAACAGACGGTAATTGGTCAGACGTTGATTGGCAACGTGAGGAGCAGGTTGCCAAGCGCAAGTTCAGACGGCAGTTGCTGAAAGATACCCTGCGCGTTGCCACATTCGGCTACATTATGCAGCTTGCATGGAACTTGGGCGCATATCTGCCATATCTGCTGTTCGGCGATGATGAAGACGAGAAGCAGAAGATGTGGGATGATGTTTGGGCGCACACCACATTTGGCAGCGTCGAGGGTCTGACAGGTGGCGACCTTATGAGCCAAGCAGGACAGATGATGCTTACAGGTGAGGGCAACCCTGCCTATCTGAGTAAGGACATGCCATTGACGAGTGACATCATGGCAGCGTTCCAAAAGTTGGGCAACGGTCAGCATACCGAGGCTTTGAACGACATGATAAACCTCATTGTTCAAGCAGGTCTCGGTATGAACCCACAGAGCATTACCGACGTAGCCCTGTCTATCATGGACGCTTGCGGTGACGACCCAGCACTGGCACATGAGGCAACTATCTGTATTTCTCGCATCTTGCAAGTACCGCAGAGCCAAATCGACAAGATGTATTTCGACGAAGTTGGTTTGAGCGGTGACGAAGTGAGCAAGTACACCCCTGCACAACTTGCAGAGCGTTATGCCCAGTTCAAGGTGAAGCGTGGACGTTTCTTCTCTCCTTGGTCATGGGGTGACGAGGAGCGTATCAAGAAGTTTACCGACAAGGCAAACAAGACCATCAAGGAGCGCACCGAGCAGATGGGCGACGACAAAGTGAATGAAGCCTACCTGCAATACGAGGAAGTGTATAAGGGTGTTGATGCCAAGGTGAAAGAAGCCAAGAAAATGGCGAAGACCGATTACGTGGAGGCAGCACAACTGATGGCTGATGCACAGAGCGACCCCAACGCCTTTGCAACCTATCAGATGTTCAAGCAGATGGACGGTAACTTCAATAAAATAGTGAAGTTCTATCTTGGAGCCAAGACACCCGATGAAGCTGCATTGTGCAGACAGGCAGTCCTTGACTATAAATCGGCTATGGTGAAAGTGCTTGAAGCCCCCGATGCTTCTACACGCGCCGACGCAATGAATAGTCTTGGTACAGTGATGCAGGGCTTCACACAGAAGTATATCCCAATGCAGCAACCCAATAGATAACAGAGAAAAAGTGTCGGCAGGGTTTAACTTTGCCGACACATAACAAAAGTAACAGATATGGAAATCGTACTACATAAGCTTAGCAAGGTACTCGTTCCAAATGAGAACGATGAAGCCGACAGCGTAAAGCGTAGCCGGTTGCAGTGTCATGGTGACCGTGCGCGTGCGCAGGAGATACTTATCGAGGCGCAGAACTACTACAATGCAATGTACCGCTTCCGCAAGGACAGGGAGCGTAACAAGCGTTACAACTACGGCGACCAGTGGGGCGACGTGGTATGTGTGGACGGCAAGAAGATGACAGAGGAGCAGTATATCCTCTCGCAGGGGAATATACCATTGAAGACCAACCTCATCCGTAGGCTTGTGCGTAACGTGATTGGTGTGTACCGTAGCCAAGCCACCGAACCTACTTGCACGGCTCGCGACCGCGACGAGCAGCAACAGGCAGAAACAATGAGTACCGTGCTGCAATACAACATGCAGTTGAACCGCATGACGGAACTCTATGCCCGAAGTATGGAGGAGTATCTGATTAGCGGTATGGTGGCACATCGTAAGTGGTACGGCTGGCGCAATGACAAGATGGAGTGCTGGACTGACTATGTGCAGCCAAACAATTTCTTCATCGACAACAATATGCGCGACTTCCGTGCATGGGACTGTTCTTTTGTTGGTGAGATACACGATGTCAGTTTCGGGCAGGTATGCGAGCAGTTTGCCAAGTCGCCCGACGATTATGCGCGTTTGGCAGAAATCTACCGACAGGCGCGAGACAAAGGCGCGAGCATACACGCATGGGAGGAGTTTGGCTATAGCCGTGACTGGATAAACACCGACTTCCTCACGCCGCGAGACGAAAGCCGATGCCGTGTTATTGAGGTGTGGCGCAAGGAGAGCAAACCGAGATACCGCTGCCATGACTATAACAATGGCGAAATCTTCAAGATTGACGTTGAGGATTACAGCACGATGGTACAAGCCGAGAACATGAAGCGCATGGAACAGGCACAGCGCAATGGTATTCCATACAATGAAATACCGTTCATCAAAGCCGAGTGGTTCATGGATAGTTACTGGTACTATTACTTCCTCAGTCCGCTCGGTGACATCTTGGCAGAGGGTGAAACGCCTTACGAACACAAGAGCCATCCTTACGTGTTCAAGGCATATCCGTTCATCGACGGTGAGATACACTCGTTTGTAAGTGACGTGATAGACCAGCAGCGTTACACCAACCGCCTTATCACACTGAACGACTGGGTTATCAGAGCCAGCGCAAAGGGAGTGCTGCTTATCCCCGACGAGTGCATACCTAAAGGCATGTCGCCCGAAGAATTTGCAGACACATGGGCAAGGTTCAACGGTGTTGTTGTCTATACGCCGAGCAAGACAGGCGCAGTACCGACACAGGTATCTAACAACTCTACGAACATCGGCATACATGAAATGCTGAACTTGATGCTGAAGTTCTTTGAGGATATCAGCGGTGTCAACGGCGCCTTGCAAGGTAAGCCCGGTTACGCTGGCATGAGTGCAGCACTCTACAACCAGCAGACACAGAACGCCACCACTTCATTGCTTGACTTGCTTGACAGTTTCCAAGAGTTTGTGCGTGATGCAGCATATAAGGACGTGAAGAACATTCAGCAGTTCTACGACCAAAAGCGGACGTTCAATATTGCTGGTCGTGCAGGTATGCAAGTGGTTTACGACCCGATGAAGATACGCGACGTTGAAATGGACATCAGCGTAGTACCAAGCCAAGCAACACCAGCATATCGTGCAATGGCAAATGACTTCCTCATGCAGTTGTTTGAGAAACAGGTCATCAGCCTTGAACAGATGCTGCAAGTCGGCAACTTCCCATTTGCCGACGCATTGCTTCAGAACATCAAGAGCCAAAAGGAGCAGTTGGAGCAGGGACAGGTGCCGGAAGGCTTGTCGCCCGAACTTATGCAGCAGATACAGCAAGGCGTGAACCCCGAAACAATGAAGTTGTTACAAAGGACTATGGGTATGGCAGCATAATAATTCTGTTTTGTGGAAGAAACTATCGACATTACTATCAGTAAGATACTACAGGAGAATGAGCGCAGACGCGCAATAGTGTTTGCGCCTTTCAACCCTGTAACAGGTGAGGGCAGCATCGGACAGCGTGTTGCCTTTACCATTTCTGACTATCCTATCCCCACGCAGTACCTGCCAGTGGAAATGATGGATGAGCCATTTGTCAAGTCATTGTCAAAGGCTGGTAGTGTTGATGCTTTCATTCGCGATGCTCTGATGTTGCCTGTCACCGATGAGGCACGCGACAAGGTTGTAGAGGAGTTCATAAGGATAAGGCAAAAGCATGACTACCCATTTTGGGCAGCAATGTTTGCCTACATCAAGCGCAAGGGTGGAGGAACAGACGTTCTTTTCAGATTGAACAGACCGCAGCGCAAGTTGATAAAGCGGCTGGAGAAAATGCGCAAGGCAGGTAAGCCCATCCGACTGATACTGCTGAAAGCAAGACAGTGGGGAGGCTCAACCGCCATTCAGATATACATGGCATGGTTGCAGCTTGTGCATGAGGTTGGTCTTAACTCGCTTATCATTGCCCATCAAGGTACTGGTTCCGACGAAATCAAGGACATGTTCGACCGCATGATTAAGTCGTACCCAGTTGAAATGCTGCATGAACTTGGTGATGCTTATGCACCAAACGAGCCGAAGATGGTTGGTGTCGGCAAGTCGGGCAACATATTCAGAGTGCCACAACGAAACTGCAAAATCAAAATCGGTACTGCCGAACGCCCGAACTCCTGCCGTGGCGGTGACTACAACCTTGTTCACCTTTCGGAGGTTGCTTTGTGGAAAGAGACAGACGGAAAGAAGCCGGAGGACATTGTGCGAAGTGCTTGTTCGGGTATTCTTCTACGTCCATACACTATGATTGTGTATGAGTCAACACCAAACGGCGTTGGCAACTTCTTCCACAAAGAATACTTGGCAGCGAAGAAAGGACTATCGCAATTTGAGGCGATGTTTGTTGCATGGTTTGAGATTGAACAGTATGAACTGCCATTTGAGAATGAAGCAGAAAAGTACGAGTTTGCCAAGAAACTGTTTGCCAACAGACGGAATGAAGAAATCAAGTCAGACCGTGAAGAACCAGGTACATACCTATGGAGGTTGTGGGAGAAAGGTGCAACGCTTGAAGCCATCCACTGGTATGTGTCCGAGCGTAGCAAGTACACCAATCATGGCGACATGGCATCGGAGTACCCAAGCGACGACATCGAGGCATTTACCTATTCGGGACGCAAGGTTTTCAGCAGTGAGGACGTGGAGCAGTTCAGACCTGCTTGTCGCGCACCTCGCTGGATAGGTGAGATATACGGAAGTGCCGATGAGGGAGAGAAAGCCATTGAGGGACTTCGCTTCAAGAAAGAGGCAGACGGACGGCTGTTTATGTGGCATGATGTAGAGAGAAGCGACACCGAAGAAGTAACAGACAGATATTTAGTAGTAGTTGATGTATGCAAAGGACACACCAAGAACGCCGACTTTGCAGACATACTTGTAATAGACCGCCTGTTTATGATGGACGGCGAGCCTCCTGTTGTCGCAGCAGAATGGCACGGACACATCGACATGGATAAACTGGCATGGAAAGCCACGCAGGTAGCGGCATATTATAACAATGCCCTGCTGGTGATAGAAAGCAACACCCTTGAAACCAACAACACCAAGGGCGAGGCAGAGTATATCTTGACGCTCATACATGAGGTTTACGGCAGACAACTATATGCACGCAAGCAGAGCGCAGAAGACATTAGGCAAGGATTGCCCAAGAAGTACGGCTACCACACCAACCCATTGACGAAGAAAGTAGTGATTTATAATTTGAAAGTTGTGATAAGGGAACGCTTGTATATCGAGAGAGAAGAAGCGTGCCTTGACGAATATCTTACATACGTTGAGACTGAAAACAATGTGTTTGAGGCTATGGAGGGTTATCATGACGACCGCCTAATGACACGCGCAATAGGTATGCAAGTATGTTATCATGAAATGGAGTTACCTCGTATAGTAAAGAAAATCAACAATATCAATGCTGGTCTTGTTCAAGTTCCTGTGTCGGCTGCGACAATAGGTTAGCACTGCTATAACGTCGTTCCTGTTTTTCATAGAACCCTTTCTTTATCTTGTAAATTGTTTCCATAGCACTGCGAGGTGTCATGTAGAACTTTGGTGCCGGTGAGTTGACGGCTTTCAGCACCAGTTCAAACATTGATGCTTTTGGAAATTGTTTTTGCAGAGCCAGCACGCGGTTGTATATCTCTTGGAACATTTCTCGTTTGGTCGGTCGCATAGCATCGAGTACAGGCTTTCCCTTGATAAGCGCAGCGACCACCACCATAGCCCTCTCCTCAGAAACCCAAAAGCGAGAGCAAGGCATGTTCACCACTTCTTCCGATATTTCCGTGATGTCTATGAACGTCCGTTTGTTGATTGCTTCACGGAACGCTCTCATCAGTTCGTCATTTCGTTCATCTGTGAACTCAAGGATACAACCATGATACTTCATCTTAACCCATTAGCGTAAAGTTTTAGTTTATAAAGCACTGATATAGCGGTACAAAGGTACAAATAAATTCCGAGATACTGACACAAAAGATAACAAAAAACAGCGAGACTATGTTTGTAAATTTGCCGAAGAAAAAATAGGTAAAACCATATAAAAAATAACATCATGGCTGAAAATCAGACCCCGACCGCACCTGCCAAGAGTAAAAGAGACCTCTTCGGCGAGCGACTAAAAAAGAAATATCCCGACCGCGACTATGCGGACGATGAGGCATTGTTCGGTCAAATCAACGATGATTACGACCAGTACGACAACGAACTTGGTCAGTACAAAGAGCGTGAGAGCCGTCTGACCGACCTCCTGTCGAAAGACAACCGTGCTGCACAGTTCATTGCAGACATGGCAAAGGGTAACGACCCTTGGCTTGCCGTGATAGAGCGTCTTGGCATCGACGGCATTACCGACCTCATGAACGACCCCAGCAAGCAGGAAGCGTATGCAGAAGCCAACAAGAAGTATGTTGAGCGTCTTGCCAAAGAGAAGTCGCTGGAGGAGGAGTATGAGAAGAACATGAAAGAAGTCACCCTCCCGATGCTGGAGCGAATGAAGCAAGAGCGTGGCATAAGCGACGATATGATTGATGCTGCTTGGGACTATCTTCATCATGTTGCCGATGCTGCTATCCGTGGCACATTCACGGAGGAAGACATCGACATGGCACTGAAAGCCGTAAACCACGATGCAGACGTACAGAACGCACGCACCGAGGGAACGGTGGCAGGTAGGAACGCCAAGATTGACGAGAAGTTGCGCAAGCCTACTACAGGTGACGGTACTCCTAACCTTGCAGGAAGCAACAACGCTCCTACTCGACAAGGTAAAAAAACACTGAATATTTTTGACTATGCAGATGCAGCAAAATAGTGTAGCATGAGTATTAGTGTAGAATTTCCTCAGCCAAAAGAGGTTGTCCCATCCAAAGGGACTGCAGGATTAAGAACGCATCTTGGCGGCTGTTGTACTACAGTCAGCATTATAAAAGAAGCAGGAAAGTCAACAGGAAATAAGAGCCTTGTCAAAAAAGATATTGGTTGAAAGAATTTATTATTAACAACTTAAAAATTTGAAGAAATGGAAGAAGTAACGACCACTCAGACACAGAATGCTGGCAGTGCAAACACTCCAGAGACTGTGAACCCAACGATGGGTGCAGGTTCCGCAGGTCTTCAGACCCAATTAGGCGGCGCACCTACTACCGTGTCCGGCGTTCAGAACGCATCGGGAGGCATGGGCGAACTTGTCTTACCCGAAGTTGACAAGCGAATATTCTTGTTTGAACGCGATAAGAACGCGCTGATGCAGTTAATGCTGATGGCTAAACGCGTTAATGTGAATAGCATGGAGGTTAAGCACTATGCTATTGACCAAGGTACACCGATTGTCACAGTGGCAGGTGTCAATGGAAACATTATTACGTTGGTAAATGCTGACAAAGGCAAGGTTCGCGCGTATGACACTCTTATGGTAAAGGGTGTAAAGGGCTACGATTTTGTCGTTGGTACTGGAAACGTGAAAACACGCCGCCCTCTCCAACTTTTTGTTAAGAGCGTCAACAACGACGACACCATCACCTGTGTAGCCACTAACGGTGTGAAGCAAGCTGTTACAGACCAGTACGGAAGTCTCCCCACCAGTTCAAGCCCTGCTGCTAACAATACCAATGTGATTGTTGCAGGAACGAAGTTGGTGCGCATGGCCAATGCGCTTTATGAGACACAGAAATGGGTTGACCCCAACACAATCATCCCTGTTCCCGACGACCTTTACCTGCAAAAGCGTGGTATGACCAATATCGTTTCCAAGTATCTTGCCACCCAAAACATGGAGATACCCTACGATGAGGCTGTCAAGGCTGAGGCTCAACTGCGCGAGTTCAAGGCTGCAGGTAACCGCACCCTGCTTATCTCCCAGCAGAATAAGATGCTTGTTCGTTCGAGCATGGGCGACGACCAGTGGGACTACACCACCAATGGTGTTCGTTGGCAGGTGAAGCGTGAGCTCAAGCATCGTGGCAAGTGGACTGCCGAAGACATCTTTGCACTGGTTAAGATGTATTATGGTGGAGCCGACAAGCCTAAGAGTGGTCTGTGGCTCGTTGGCGAGAACCTTGGTTTATCCTTACAGTTGATTGACTGGAGCGGTCACCCCGAGGTTACCATGGAGCCTTACAAGAATGAAACACTTGGTTGGGTTGTAACTCGTTTGCACACGCTGTTTGGCGACCTACAGATTAAGATTGAGGAAACGCTGAACGATTGTGGTTATCAGAACAGTGGCATCATCATTGGAGAAGACCGTCTCGTGCATTATGTCCGTAGTGGTGAGTCCAATTACACAGAGGAAGTGCTTGGTGAGGAGGCTACACGTAATGGCGTTCTTGTGAGCGATGCTCTCGGCTTGAAGGGTAACTGCCACGTATGGGTGGATGGTGACGATGACGATGACGACACCGCTCCAAACGCTGACGAGTTCCGTCTTTGGGGTAGTAAAACCGCTCCAACCAGCGCAGACCTCGTTGACGGCATTATCTACGTCTTTGCTAACGCTTTGACGCTGGAAGTGAAAGACGGTAACACTGTTGTACAGACTGTAACCGTTGATGCAGGTGAAGCCTACAAGTATTCAGCCACCGACAACAGCAACAAGGGAGGCTGGAAGAAATTCTATGGTGCAATCTCCGCAGAGTAAGACCATCGGATAAAGACGTTAACCGTAGGGACGGACGCGACATTATGCCGTCCGTCACTTTTTTCTTTTCAAACAATTAAATAAAAATAATATGAAAGTAAAGACTTACGGAGTTCCCGGTCTGACAGAATGGCACGGGAAATTAAAAGCTGGGAGCATAGAAGTTTCTGCGTCGTTCGTTGGCGGTACAGCCTCTCCCAGCGGAGCACAACCTGCTTACTTTATGACAAAAGACCCTATCGTTCAGTTCGTCATTGAGCACTCAAAGGAGTACAAGAGTGGTTTCATTATTTTGGTTATGTCACAAGATGTAGCCGGTGAACATCCACGAATGGCAGTTCAAAAGCCAGCACCAGTTCCCGAAACTCCTGCCCCTGTAGCAGAGGAAACAGTAACGCCCACTACACCAGCAGAGGAACCCCCTGCCGAGGAAGCGCAGCCGACTGGCGAGACACAGGACGAGACATTGCAGGGTGATGGTGAGGAAGCAGACGGAGGCAAGATTAAGGTAGCCGACAAGAACGAGGCTATTGAATACCTCAAAGAGCATTTCGCCGAGAAGAACTATACAGCAACCAGTCTCCGCACCAAGACCGCTTTTGAAGCAGCTTGCAAGGAGTGTGGAGTAGAATTTGTGTTCACCGCCTAATCCCATTCGCCATGATATTTCAAATCGACAAGATAATGCAGGATGTTCGCATCTGCCTCGACCAAAACATGGAGAGCGATGCACTCATAGAGAGTGGTGACATCGACACCCTTGCACTTGACGAAATCATCAAGTCCAAGATACTTGAAGCCGTGCAGCGTGTCCACATGGATGCTCCCAACTATTTGTTAGAGGGAGGACACAACTTTGGTGACGCGGTGTATTGGCGCGAGTTGGAAAGTGGCTGGGTGTTGTTGCCGCCGGACTTCATGCGCCTTGTCGTGTTTGAAATGGACGATTGGGAGCAAGCCGTGTATCAAGCCATCAGCACCGACGACCCCGAATATGAGAAGCAGCGTAGCAGGTTCAAGGGTATTCGTGGAACGGCACAGCGTCCTGTTTGTGCCATAGCGATACGTCCCGAGGGCAGAGTGCTGGAGTTCTATTCGTGCAAGAGCAAGAATGCGCAGGTGAGCCGTGCCATGTACATTCCCTATCCGAAGATAGACGAAGACAATGGTGTTGATATTTGCGAGCGTTGCTACAATGCCGTGATTTATACAGCGGCAGGATTGACACTATTGACCTGCGGAGAGGTCGAGAAAGGAAACGCCGTCTCCGAGTTGGCGCAAACATTCTTAAAGTAAAACAGATATGAGTTCAATCAAGACAACACAGATAGATGGTGACGTTTCCGTCGGTCGCAATGTCTCGCTTGGAGGCAAAGCAGATATAGCCGGAAGTGTTTCCATCGGTCACAATCTCAAAGTAGATGGGTGGCTTGAAGCACCTAACATCAAGGGTGTCAATAAAGGCATATTCCTCACCGTACAGGAGTTGCGCGAGGCATATCCCAATCCTCATGACGGTTGGATGGCAGGTGTTGGTGCCTCAACGCCTTTTACTGCGTATGTTGGCAAAGGCGGTGACTGGGTAGCCACAGGTGGCACCATTGAGGTTAACGTTGATATGAGCCAGTACACCAAGGGCGTAGCGCAGTTGCAAAAGACCATCGACGAAGTTGCCACCGCCGCTCAGGACGGAGTGAACGCCATCAACGGCAAGCTCGGCGTTGCCAACGGCATCGCAACGCTCGACGCAAACGGATTACTTACGGAAAGCCAAAATCCTGTGAAGAACAACATGGACTTCATCGAAGACGAAGTTAAGAAAAACTTCCTTATCAAAGACGCGTCGCTTGAACGCAGCGCTCAAGCGACGCGTTCGTACATCGACACCGACGGAAGTGTGCATACGTGCTCAAGTTCCAACTTCATCGTCGACACTTATCAGGTGAACGGTAACACCGGCTATTATATCAACTACATCACCTACAATCTCGGTCCTAATGTGAGTGCGTGGGGAGCCGTTTACGACTCGCAGGGCAATACCCTCGAAGTGTTGGGATTGCTCAAAAAGAACACCGACACATACACCGACGCGGACAAAGTCCGTATCAAAACCTACATAACACCTGCCGCCGCCGCGTATATGAAGTTCTTCTATATCGTGTCGGGAAAGGTCGGAGGAGTCGAACTCAAATTGGGCGTCGATTTTCCGTTGCAAGAGAAGATTACCAATCTCGAAAACTCGGTGAGCGACATCATCTACTCAATTCACGAAAAGATAACGCCCGAGTCTGTTACGGAAAATAGTGTTATCGATGTCGACGGAACGGTCACTACAATACAGACCACAGGTTACGTTGTGGCGGAATTTGACGTATTGCCCGAGACGAACTACTTCATCGACTACCATACATATCGATTCGGAGCGTCGGTGCGCGCTTGGGGTGCGGTCTATGACTCCGACGACAACGTGATAGAGGTGTTAGGTCTTCTCAAGAAGTCTTCCGACGAATACACGGAGGCCGAAAAGGTGCGTCAGGAGAGATACCTCACGCCACACAACGCGGCGAAGTTGAGGCTCGGCTACAACAACACAGATAATACAGTCTCGGAACTGAACTCAATGAAAAAAAACGGCCTTATGAGCCATATCACGGCGTTGGAAAGCGCCGTCATTTCGTTGTGGCGGAAGATGAACAACCCCTCGCCCGATTTGCGACGCGCGAATTTAAAGGTGCTTATGATTGGCAACTCGTATATGGAGAATGCCACCGCTTCCCTCGCCGACCTCGCCACCGCGGCGAGCCTCAATTTGAGCGATATGTGCGTCTATAAGGTCTTCCGCTCATCGGCGTCGTTCAAATCATGGTACAATCTATATCACGACAACGACACCAACAAATACAGAATCGAAAAGTTTATGGGAGGATTGACGGTGAAAGGCTTTGACACAGGAACATACAACGGTGACGAGGGAACGCAGTTCCGAAACGTGCTCTCGGCAGGGTTGTGGGACATAATCGTAATTCAGCAGGTGTCGAAATACTCAACCGAATTCGACGCTTGGGAAGGAAACGGAAACGACGGGTACCTTACCGAGTGGCTACGTATTCTCCGCACCCTGCAACCGCAGGCGAGCATAGGATTCATGCTCTCGCACGCCTCGCCTGACCAATCGCCCGACGGAACGCTTGTCAGGGCAGAGGCGGTCGCCGAGGCCACTAAGCGTTTCTCGCGCCGTTACGCTGCCGACTTCATAATTCCCTACGGCATCGCCGTTGAAAATCTAAGGGAGTCGGATTTGAATACGACATCGAACGGGTTCACCAACGACAACCACCATCTCGCCGACGGAATGGGCAAGTATGTGGCATCGGCGGCGACCTTCCAAGTGCTGCTCGCCCCACGTTACGGCGTGAGCGTTCTCGGAAACTCCTACACCGTCACCGTTCCGCAGTCTAAGAAGGACAATTATCCCGACTACGAGGACAACTTCGTCGACGTCGACGCGACGAACAAGTACGAGGCGCAGATGTGTGCCATTTTAGCCGCAAACGATATGTACGTCGTAAATAAACCGGACGATATAGAACTATAAAGCTATGAACTGGAAAGCATTTTGGGCGGTCATAGGCGGAGCCTTGGGGTGGCTCGTGGCGGAGTTCCGACCGACCTTTCCGCTGATTGTCGTTGCGGTGATATTCATCGTTTACGACGCATACACGCCTATTCGGAAGACACTACTTCAACTACGACACCCCACATCATAGTTGATACTACATAAATGGTTTTGAGAGCCGCAGGTAGCCATAAGCCTGTGGCTCTTTCTTTGTGTATAGGTGACCAACTCAAAAGATAACAGTTGACACGGCTTCAAAGTGGTTACATTTGCATCAAAAAACTTTTAGCAATGAACTACAAAGTAATTTTCTCTGTTATCGGCGGCGGCATCGGTTGGATAATCGGTGAGTTCAAGCCTACATTCCCACTCATCATTGTGGCAATCATTTTTATTGTGTATGATGCTTGGACAGCATATAGTCTTGACAAACGTGTGCATGTGAAGTACCCGGACAAGACAAAGCGCGAAGCGGCAAAGTTCACCAGTTTTGCTTTTGGCAAGGTGATACGTTCTACCATTCCCAAGCGATTATGGCTGATACTGCTTGCCTATATGGTGGAACACTGGGTGTTCGTTCATATCTCCATCCCTTTGTCGTACATCGTTACAGGAGTGATATGCTTTGAACAGGCGTGGTCTATCCTCGAAAATGAAAGTTCATGTCGGGATGAAAACGAGAGCCGTTTTTGGAAGACGTTGCAACGCATCATGGTTGACAAGACTGAGAGACACTTTGATGTTTCGCTTGATGAGTTGAAGAATGGCGGTCGTGTTACAGAGGAACAGGTTGAGGCAGCACGCCAGTTGCTTGCCGAGTTTGATAATTATAAAAAGCAGCAGGGCAATGAAAATACTGATTGACAACGGACACGGCAGCAACACCGCTGGCAAATGCAGCCCCGACAAACGTCTGCGTGAATACGCTTGGTCTCGTGACTGTGCAAAGCGTCTTGTCGCAGCATTGAAGAAGAAAGGTTATGATGCCGAACTGATAACCCCCGAAGCATGGGACGTGAAGTTGCAGACACGCGTGAGCCGTGTGAACAATATCTGCAAGGCAGTAGGCGCACGGAATTGTCTGCTTGTCAGCATCCACAACAATGCAGGAGGCGGCGATGGCAAGTGGCATGATGCCTGTGGATGGAGTGTGTTTGTCAGCAAGAATGCCAGCGAGAACAGCAAGAAGTTGGCGCGTATGCTTACCATTGAGGCTATGAAGCGCGAGTTAATTGGCAACAGAAGCGTACCTATGCAGAAGTATTGGACGTGGAGTTGGACGAATAAGGACATCTATATTCTGAAGAACACCGCTTGCCCAGCAGTATTGACAGAGAATATGTTTCAAGACCACAAGGGCGATGTGGACTACCTTTTGAGTGAGGCAGGTATGACGGAACTTGTGGACTTGCACGTAGATGGTATCACTAAATATATTGAATGCTTATGAACAGGAAAGCAGTAAAAGCAGCATTGGTATTCATGCTTGTCGGACTGGTGCTTGGAGGCATCATCGGTTATGGTGTGTTCGGTCGTAGCAAGGCGACGGACTATGTGAGTGAGCGCGACACCAGCACTTACATTGACACCATACCATATTACCAGCCTGTGCCGAAAGACAGTGCAGTGATAAGGTATGTAACGAGAACGCTGCCTGTTAAGGGTAGCGATAACATCACGACAAACAAGAGCGACACATTTTTGGCTGAAAATTATGCGCAAAATAATGGGGAAAATATTCCACCGCAGGAAATGTCAGATGAACGCAACAGCATGGCGGTGGAAATCCCCATCACACAGAAACGCTATGACGGCGACGATTACCGCGCCTACGTCAGCGGTTATGAGCCGAACCTTGACAGCATCTTTGTGTTCCCGAAGACCACCGTCATTCATGAGCGCAGTTACAAGCCTCCTAATAAATGGCACATCGGTATCACGGGAGGCTACGGGTACGGATTTAAGAGTAAACAGGCTGAGCCATACATCGGCATTGGCATCACATACAGTATAATCAGTTTTTAACTATGAACATCATTTTATCAATAAGCAAGTCGGCAGTGTTCAAGGAGGTTGCACAGACCACCAGTTACACTGGCGCAAAGATGGACGACGACGCAAATGCCTACGAGCGTATCACTACCGTTGATGAAGACCAGTCGGAGTTGCAACGCTTTTGGGATGAGAGCCGTGCAGAGGTGGCACAGGCATTTATCCGTATGCTTGTGTCGGAGGGCATGGCAGAAGACGGCGACACCTATCAACTTGTACTGAATGTGTCAGTCGCTTTTGATAACGCGCTGTTGCCTGGTATGGAGTTGGGCTTGTTCTCCTACTTTGTTCAGAGCATCACCGCCAAGTGGTATGTGTTCACGAACAAGAAAGAGGCTGGAGATTTCGCCACCGTCGGCAAGAGCATCCTTGACGATGTTAAGGAAAAAGCATTCTTCAAGAAGAAGCCTACGCGCCCGACCTACGACTAATAAAGAGAGTAAATAACCCCATTAAATTTTTCATCATCATGGCAGAGAACAAAAAAAATCTTGCTGTCACCATTCAGACCAAGGAACTGAAGTTTGCGATTATGAATAAGACGCACGTGACAGCACGCAGTCTGCAAGCAGCGGGCAAACTCAACTATGAGGCAGCAGCTCACATGCAGGCGAGCGAAGACTTGGAGAACTCGTATGAACTTATCCGCGCCATTAGCAACGCTATTGCAGAGACCAAGGTGGAGTTGGGTGAGTATCTGAACGAGACAACGACGGCGACCGATAACCTCATCGACAGCGACGTGGAGAACGGCAACGCTATCACCATCAACTTCCTGCTGCCAAGCAACTACAACAGTGCAGCCGCCGACGCTCTCGGTGGAGGCATCCATGAGTTTGTTGTGGGGCGCAGTATCTATGAGTGGTATCGTCAGACTTGCCCGGAGATTGCGGAGGCTTGCAAAGTAGATGCCGAGGCAGCACTTGACAGAGCGAAGAAAGCCCTCTACAAGCGCAGTCGTCCCGAGCGTCCGACGTACACGCCCTAACAGTTAATCAAGTAATAACCAATTTTAATCAATCAAAAAATGAAAAAGTATCTTATGCTTATGAGCGTGGCATTACTCGCAGTGGTGACGCTTACGCTTTCGGGCTGCAAAGGTTGCAAGTCCGAGAAGAAAGAGGCTCCTGTGCTGGTGCAGGACAAGTATGCCGTTGAGAACGTCGTTTCTACTGACAAGCAGTATATGTTTGCCAATTACGGTGGCGATTACAGGTGGTATGAAACTTGCGTCCTGCTGAAAGACTATCTGGACGAGGACTGCAACGGCGACATTGCCGGTGTGAGCAACGTCTTCCAAGTGGTAACAATGGACGAGGGAGGCGGTGACAGTCACGTCATTCTGATGGCACACACACCTACGGCAGACACCATCGACGTGAAACAGGGATTTTGGATTGAGGACTTCCCTATGAACGATGAGGCTATCAATATTACCTACAAGCAAGCCTTTGACATCGTGATGGGAGTGAACTACCCGAAGCCACACTCACGACAATGCACGTTACGAAAGCCTATTGGCCCGAAAGACTGTAATGCCCAATGGGTGTTCGGCAATATCAATGAACAGTTGTGGGTGGACGCAACAACAGGCGACGTGGCGACCAGTAACCCAGCCTTTAACGACAACGATTAAAAGAGAATTGTTATGGACTACTGTGGAACAGGCTGCAATAACATTACGGCAAACGGCACAGCCGCCGATGCAGAGGACAAGCGCGTAGTGCGTCTGAAGTTCCTGCGTGACCAGTTGCTTTACGACATCAAGAACTATGCCTATGTAGAGGGTGACGTGATGGGTGAGGAGAAACAACACGCCCAGCATGTACTCGTAGAGATTGGCGAGGAGGGCAACGTGGACAGGGTGAGCCGTATTCTCGCCGTAGTCCATACCGCAGTGATAGAAATGCTATTCCCTTACACCAAGGCTGAACCCATCGAGGAGGAAATAGACAACTGCCTACACGCTCCCGAAGAGTATGTTGTGGAATTGAATGTGCCTAACACCATGTCGCGTACCACGATGCACCACTTATCGAAACTGATACATGAGTTTATGGTGTATTGCGTGCTGGCAGACTGGTTGAGTATCACCAATCCGCAAGCAGCAGCCAACTGGACTGCCAAAGCCGAGGCTATCAAGGAAGAAATAGAAGAAGTCAAGAACCTGCGCAGAAAAGCATTCACAAGAGCAACACACCCTTGGTAACAATACACCTGCCAACCGGGCAGGAACTTTCGCTCCGCGCATCACCGGCTGCACCTCAGCAAAACAAACAAGTTTGATTGCGTTCGGTTTGCATGGTAATTCCCGGCAAGGAAAACGCACCTATCTTCACAGACGGGTGCGTTTCTTGTTTTTACCTTAAAAAACTAAATCTAAAACCTTAAATCAATACTATGAAAAACACAAAGTTATCGTAACTGGTTTGTATGGCGAGGCTCGAAGTTGACTGATGCGCCGAAGATGGACTTGCCATCGGTGAGTGTCGCCAGTCCTGCTATTCGGAAATACTTGTATGGTGTACCTCTGAACCCACGCAGGTAATGGTCTTTGGAAGACCAAACGAGGTGCCAAGAGAAAAGGTCGCGTGAGCCGTACAGCACCGTGCCGACATCGCCACGCTGGAAGTGTCCGCGCTGAATGAGTGCGGAGATTGTCTTATGAACATCGGCAGCCTCCAGTTTGAGCGGTCGCGTGATGTAAAGCCCCTTGCATACTTCCTCGTCAGTCTCGCTGAACGACACCAGTTTGTTATCGAGTGTCATTGCCAGTGCTTCGGGATATGCGTTGATGGTTGATGCAAGGTTTGTGAACACCATGCCCCACATTTTCGATTTGAGAGAGAAGACGTAGGCGTATGTGTATTTGGGCGAGCCGTTCACCTTTGTTGGGTTATACACAAAGATACGTTGATGCACATAGTCGTAAACCATCTGACACCCTGCAAGGAAACCGAGGAACGGCTGCATGGGCAGACAAGCATCTGCAGAGTGTCCGAGTTTTGCGTGCAGTTGGTCTATGCCGGGCAGGTCAAGCACGTTGAACGGTGCTTCGCTGAATATGCCATCCGTGATACACTGTGTCTGCGAACCACTGATAAGCATGATGCCCCTATCTGTGGCAAAGAGAACTGAACTATCTATCTGCGTAATGCTGTCAGTATTGATACACACGTCTCGCGTGATAGGCTGACGTGCGGAGTAGGAGCCAGTGGAAGACACCTCCAACGCCCAAACGCCCTCAGTGGTGAAAGCGTATAGTGGGAACTGTCCGAACTGACCTTGCGACATTGCTTTTGCCGCAGCAGATATGCCGAGGATGGTACCAGTACCAACGGTGTTGATGCCCAATACTGGGAAGTGGAATGGGTTGTTGACTTCGGAAGTGTAGATTTTGTTGGGAACATCTATTGTATTATTCAGACTTGGGACTACGCTGCCAACTTCCTTTTTTTTATAGAAATCAAACCCACTGAAGTAATATGCCCCATTAAGAAATCCATGTCTTTCAAGGAGACATTCGTAATATTTATTGTCTGTTATATCATTTATTACAACCTTATAGGCATTCGTGTTCGGATAGTATAAATAGAAGATAGGGGCATCAATAGAAAGATATGAACTATCACCCTCCACTATGATTTCTTTTCCATCTTGCTTGATAAAAAAATACAATTTGTAGTTGTGATTTGGTTTAAGGTATGCAGTATCATCAAACAATTCTTCTTCAAGCTGTGCATCCGAAAAACATACCATATCAGCCGTGTTGAAGTTGTCATACAGCTTTTTCTTGATAGCAGAAATATTTAGACGTGCATTATATCCAAAGCTGTATTTGGGTACTAATCTATCGTGACTATCAAAATCATCTGTCATAACCTCACGGTTTACCAAAGATTGTAGATAATCACTTTCTATAGGAACGATTGTTCTCGTTGTCTTCAGGTCTTCTAACTTTATACTCTTTAAGAAATAGAATTGAGAGGTAGCACGTATGTCTGCGTCTATTTGCGTATCAGTTTTATATGGAAGCCCCAATCCAAGGTAAAGGGTTCTTTCCTCGTCGGGAAAAGTATTATAGAACATTCCTACCATATCTCTGTAACTATATTTTGCAGGGTATCTATTTCTGTCGATGCTGCTATGTTGATTGGTATGTTTGCAGATAGTAGAAGAACCAACACCATGTGAAGCAAGGTCTTTTATCTTGCCGTTTTGGTCATAGGTATAGATAGGTTTTGATATGAAGATGTCCACAGACTGAACAATGTCTTTCCAGTCCTTTAACCTGTTAAGCAAAGTCTCAGATTGAACAGCGTAATCGAGTTGATGGCTTGCTGCAATAATAATTATGTCATTCACTGATTTGTAGTTTCCATCGCCAACCGTAAGGGTCTTAAATGGAGCAAACGGACAGCCACTTGTGCAACATGCCATCAATATGGGTGATGAGTGCATGGTCAGAGAACCGTCGTAAAGACGATACGCATAACGGACAAAGAAAGGAAATATGAAACGTCCGACATTAACAGAGTTCTCTGCAATGAATTTGTTAACCTTTGCGAGAACCGTATTTGTCATAATATTTTGATTTTCCTCATCAAGTTCTTCTTTGGAAGTAGGAAATGGATTGATGGAGACACTAAATTTGTCAGTTCTTACGATATTAGCCTGCAATCCAAATGAAAGCGGACACTCTGGTATATGCGTACCAAGATACAGATACCCCTCTGTGTCGCCTTTCCAAAGCAGATAGTGCATACCATTAGCGGTAAGGACTATCAGCGTGTTACCAATGCCATTGACATTGTAGATTTGTGTTGAACTAAACGAGTACAGTTGACGGCTTGGGTTTGTCTGAGCCAATTCTGTAGCAATCGTCTGACTTGACACAGGCTTTACGTTGGCGTTCTTAATGAAATCCTCATCAATCCAATACAACGTGTTCGTGCTTGTGTTGAGCAGAATGTAATGTGTGAACGTGTTGGTGTCATGAATATACACCACCTTATAGCCGCTTGGCAGCTCAGCCAGTTCAGAGGGTTGGAATACTGGTTTGAGTTGATTGTCCTCATTGATGAGGTTTAAGGACGTAGCCAACTGACCGTCGGGACATTCATAGTCTGACGGCTCAGTGGCATATCCTTTGTATTGTAGTTCTTTAATCATGACATCACTTGCTTATGGGTACGCTTGCAAAGGTAGCGTTGTTTAGGCGTGAACGCCTGTTATGTTTTGGATTTGTCTGCTTCCTCTGCTTCTTTCATCTTGGCAGCGATGAGGCGGTTAATGGCTGTGGCAACTATCGCTTTGATGGGTTCGCGGACTGCAACAGGCTGGTTAGACTTCTTATCGAGGATAAGATTGTACTCGTCAATCAGTTTGCGAGGGTCTTCACCGAAGCGTCTGTTAAGCTGCTCATAGTTGTTCTTGTAATTGTACTCTGCGCCATACTTGTTGCGCTGACGGCGCAGTTCTTTGTGCATGTCCTTTAAGGACTTCTCTACTTCAACGACCAGTTCGTCAAAGGTCACGTTTGGAATGTTTTCTTGTGCCATAATATTATTCTTTTTTGTCGATGATTACTATACCAGTTTGAATGATGTTCTCTATGAAATCTGTGATTGTCATTCCAATGGGAATGTATCTGAGGTTGATTGATAGTAGGACGTTATTATCATCAATCTTTATCAGTTCAAGACGATGTTCCTTTGCCCGGTCAGCATCCATGATTTTCCACTTCACATTTGGAAGTGCTGTTGTAACTTCGTTATTGTCCATGCCCATTAGAGTTTATCATGTTCAAAAATCTGTTTGCCGTAGATTTTGGCTGCACGGTATTCAAGGTTGCAGCCCTTGGATGCAGTCCAGCCGTGGTCAAGGTAGATAGCATCGGAAGTAAGGACATGGTAGATGCACCGTGACATAGCCTTTTCTTCGTCTGCGTCGTACATGTTGTTAAAGTCGAAAGTGCTTGTCAGTTCGTAGTCTTTGAACTGAACATCATCCGCAAGGATTTCTTTCAGCATTTCGACACGATGTTTTGCCGAGATAAGTTTCTCGCGCATTGTCGGCTCTTGCCGAGCGTTGATAGGTGTTGCGATGTAGAGTTTCATTATTCAAATAAACTTAATTGTTTGTATCTTCTGCCATTAGGCAATATGTATTCCCCCTTGCATTCATTGTCGAACCGCTCACAACCTGCTACAAAATAGTCCTTGTCAAGTTCGCATCCGACGAAGTCTAACCCAAGTTTATAAGCAGCAACACGGCATGATTGGCTTCCCATCATTGGGTCAAAAATAGTGTCACCACTACTGGCATACTGGTTCAGTAACCATGCGTAAAGCAATGTCGGTTTTTGTGTAGGGTGAATACGCTTCTCGTTTAATGCTTTGTTTCCTTGTTGCCGTATTGCTTTGTTGATGTCTGTACTACAGACCTCCCCTTGGAACATGCCCTGCCACATATAATGCACGATGTCAGTTCTGATGTCAAAAGATTTCCATGCTATTTCACACCCAAACTGGTCACTATCACCATTCAGTTTGTCCCAAACTATCATACCGCCAATAAGACCGAAGTAGTTTGCGCCCCAAATGATTTGTCGCTCACTAACGCGTATCAATTCATCAAAGAACGATTGCGTGGGTATGGCGGCATCCCAATCTTTTCGGGCATAGTCATTACGTGGAGAGCGTAGGTATGTGCCATTGCGTTGCTTTACCATACATGGTTTTCGTGCAGGTTTATCTGCCCCAATTCCATAAGGAGGGTCAGCAATAGCAAGTTGAAATGATTTGTCGGGGAGTGTGCGCATATACTCCATACAATCTATGTTATACACTTCTGACCTCATATCTTTACGTTTTCCATATTCCAACATATTGCACATAAGTGTTTTTGCTTGTCACTTTGTCTATTTCAAAACCATAGCACTTCTCATCCCAGTCGCTTGCAACCTCAACCCCAAATGTTGCACCGACAGGGAACCCGTCATGCCTATTAACAACAGCTTTTATACTGCTAAGAGTTGTATATGTTGATGGGAACTCCTCCTGATAGAAATGCATGTCAATCTGCAAGTCCATGTAATTGTTGATAAATACCATATCGCATTAGTATCTGAAAGGTGTGAAATGAATAATTGCCATTGGCTTTGATAGGTCGTAGTCCTTAAACCACGCTTCCCAATCTCTAAGCGAAAGGCCATCGTTTGTTGCGAGCGTTTGGGCGATGCCGCTAAACACGCCAATATGTTCCGCATCTTCTATCACGGCTTCATTGAACGTGCCAAAAGGAAATGTCAGCTTCTGTATGCCGATACCATCCTCACGAGTAAGACGGACAATCTCTCGTTGTGTAGAACCTTTGCCATAAGGTTTGCCAACCCACTGACGTATGGAAAGACAAGCCTCGCCAGCGGCAATTTGCTCAAATCGTTTTTTCCAAAAATCGTAATTGGCTCTGATGGTGTGCAACTTGATGTACTGGAGAAGTAGCTCCTCAAAGTCTGTATCCATACCTGCCTTGGCATGGGTAGATGGGAATACTTTTGATAATATAAGAGAATAGATTTTCATATTAATCTATATTTTTTAATTTGTCTATGGTGCTACTTACTTCAAGCCAGCATCTATTATATGCTTGCTGCTTATATCTTATTGCCTCACGCTCCAGTTCAAATTTGTGGATATTACAGAAGGCGAT